TTGACATTCCATAAGACTTTTCGGACAGAGTCTCAGCCATTTCAACACCGGACGGTATAGCCGACAAGCTGTCCACCCCTACACAAATTGGTTCTCCTGCTGCTTCATCCTCCACCGTTTGGAAGCAATTATCGAATAGATACTCAATGGTAAGGTTCGCATCTTCAGGACTGATATATTCAAGCTTGTCTACATCGACTCCGTATACCGAACCTGCACGAACAAAGTCAAAGGTACATTCAGCATCAATGCAGATAGCCCGACCACCTTGGCGTAAGGCGGAGCCCAAAGGCTCCGCCATCAACACCGTTTTCGCCGAAGACTCAGGACCATATATATGGGAGATTCGTCCGCAAGGGAAACCACCCGGTAGTTGATTGGCCATTGCCAAATCAAGCAGTGAACAACCAGTACTGAAAAAACGATCTACCGGTGGCTCCTCTTTAATGCTGAGGAATCTGGCTGAGGACTCAACTTTTCGCACGGACCGTTCTCCTGATAATCTTCGGTTTTGCCGGTTGCTTTTTGGCTTCCTCGAAACGTTCCTTCCTCGCAGTAGTCCCAGCTTCGCCCAGTCCTGACAAACGGATCTGGACGAGATTGTTGATCATGCTTCGACGGTGTTCAAATGCCGTAACGAGGCTCTGCATCGATGTATTGAGAACATCAACCTTCCTTTTGAGTTCGTATCCGTCAATGACGATTGAACTATTCCGCATCGTCTCCTGAACAGTGGCTTCAGTAGTCTTAGACAATCCAAACTTGTCCGGATCCCGACGGATATCATGGCATACAAGGGATTCAATCTCCTTGATTTTGATGGAAAACTGCTTGGAGAATGCGTTGACCTCTGCGAATACTGTACAGGTTGAGAAGAAATCAGCCGAATGTTCCGAACAGACCGTTTCCAGGTCGTAATTATCGATAGGCAATTTAGGCACCATTGCCTTCAGAAGGGCATCACCTTTCGCCACCAGTATCTGGTAGAACTTCAATTCCTTTCCAAACATCAGCGCCTCCTCGGAAGTCGTTTGAAACGACTCGTGGTTTTAGGTTCATCTTCTGGTTCAGCAGGGGCTTCCTCTTCACCCCGAGTGGCTACACCACGTAAGGTTCTTTTTCCCCTGTCTACCGCCTTTTCCCCTTTCGTTCTGTTCACCCTTTCTGGCGGAGCTTCCTCCTCTTTCGGTTCATTATTCTTTGCACCGATAACCTGCCTCATCTGATTAACATCCGGCATAATAATCATATCAGACATGGGAGGCAGATCGAAGAATTCTTTGGGTATGTCTTCTTCCCGATCCTCGAGTTTGAAACCTACATACCTTGTGTTGATCCCCTTCCCGGTCCGTTTGAACACGACATTGATGCGTTCATCCGGATCGGATACGTCGAGCGTTTCGCCAGTTCGCACGTCAACACAGACTTCGAAAATACCATCCAGAACGGACTTCGGTGCTTGATAAAGGTGAGGCCCCTCTGCCAGGGTACGCGGATTGTCCATATTCAAAACCCACATAAGATACTGACGACCAGGATAGTATGGACCGGCTCCGTCCGAATCACCAGCCGACTCCAGTTCATCAGCTAACTGGCAAGCAGGGCAAGCCTCATTAAACATCCGTTGAGGACAAAGGAAATCCTTCTTGTCGGCAAGCCCTCTGTGGACAAACAATTCATAAAAGAAAAGCTCGCTGTCTTCACGTGGAAGGATTGCGATGAAGATAGGGCCTGGATCCGTTTTGAACCGTTTGACTCCGTACTGTTCCAAGTCGTCGTCCGACTTGGTAATGAAAACAAAGTTGCCGCCTTTACTCCGATTTTTGACGAAGTCGGCAAGGCTGCTTTTCCGCTTTTCTTTGGTGATCTTCATGTTACCTCCTTAACTTTTTGGCCTTAACGATTTCATCTTCCAACTCCTGAACCGCAGTAGTGACAAAAGCGTAGGCATCGGACAATATGTCATCGGGTTCGCCGCCTTCTGGCACGTCGAACTCAACACCAATTTCGATCCTTTCGGATTCATAGTTACCAAGATTCAGTGTCCTTCCTCGTGAAAACTTCACCACATTCATGACAGGCTCCTTATGTCTATAATTGAATTGAACAGCCCATTTACCAACCCAGCCTCCCCGCTGTCAAATGTATGTTCTTTGAGATTATCGATCACCACGGATGCTGCAGGACGCCCGGACTTGAGAAGAGTTACCTTCATGTAGCCGAGCATACTTCTCCTGATCATCTCCGGATCCTTATCAGGTATTGTTTGATAGATAGCAGATACCTCTTTCCATGAAGGGTTTTTCAACATCACCCTGCAAAGCTCGATCACATCTTTTTCGATAACTGCCTTTTTGAGAATCTGTCGACGTTCTACATCATCCCGGATTGTCGAAAGTTGCTCCAACAAAACAAGTGCCCTACGAGGGCTCCCCTCTGAACAGACTACCAACTCTGAAAGGAGACCGTCATTAATTTCATAGTGCTCACCGTAATATGATACGGCGGCATCAATCGCATCGTTCAGTAGCAAGGCCATATCATCATCGTTCAGGCATTCCGTTTCAAATACCGAACACCGATTTTTAATGGTCTTAAGAATCTTTTCCGGGTTGGTGGTGCAGAAGATAAAGTACACCGATTCCGGTGTATCTTCAATAATCTTTAACAAGGCATTCTGGCAGTCTTTGGTTCCCTGATGAAATTCATCCCATATGAAAACACGACAGGAACCACCGAGAGGTGCAAGCTGGGCCGTTTCAATAACTGTCCGAGCATCGTCAATTCCTCTATTATCTGAACCATTCAATTCCTGCAAGTTGATATCAGTACAACCAAACTCATCTGCAAGAATCCTTGCAATAGTCGTTTTGCCGGTACCACTTGGGCCTGTGAAAAGATATGTATGGGGACGATCGGAAGGGCTCCGTTCTATAATTTCCAGAAGAGCCGACTTGAGAGCATTATTCCCGAATAACGCCGATATCGATTGTGGACGAAGTTCTTGGTACAACATTGTGCCTCCCTAATGAACATGCTTTTTTACAGTATGACCGCATGCCGGACAGTCATAAGGGAATTTGGGTTTATAACCGGACCAGCCACATCCGGGCATTGGGCAGTAATATTTCTGTCTCTTCTTCTTTTTCATGCTGTCACATCCTCCAAATCAAAGAAGTTTGGACCTTTAGACCAATCAACCTTTAGTGGCACACCTTTCGTAAATTTCCAATAGGGCTTATCCGTTGCCAATTCATTTGCCAGTTCAATGAGATTCAGTACCTCATGTTCATCCGCATCAAATGTAATACTATCATGGATTTGAAGGACGGGCAATGATGTAAACTTATAATGTTCCATTGCCTCCGTCAGTTCGATTAAGGTGTCTAAAAGGCAATGAAATGCTGTGGCCTGTATAGGTGTATTGACGACCTGGTTTTGAGATAGAGGCCCGTATCTACGGAAGCCGAGCGGCGTCTCAATGAATCCGTGGGCATTATAGAACTTCAACATCTGACTTTGCCATGCCCGAATGCCATAATACATTTCGTAAAACTCATGTTCCACGCTCCGTACATGATCTTCCGGCATATCCATATTCTTCGCAATGGACCCGTAATAGGATCCGTATAGCTCGGGAAAGAAGAACCCGTTTTTGGTTTTGTATCGCTCCAACTTGGAAACGTAATCCTCCGATTTCTTGTATAGCTTTGCCGCCCAGTATCGGTGCATATCATATCCAGCAGCAAGCTGTTCAATTAATATTTTATCCTGAGCAAGCATCGCCTGAACGACGACTTCAGCTCCTTTATAATCCGAGTCAACTAACAGGTCAAATCTCGGAACGAAGCCTTTCCGTATCCGAGCCATGTACTCATTACGTTTAGGTATGTTTTGGAGGTTGGGACTGTCACAGGAGGAACGGTAGGTCCGAGCGACATGCAGATTATAAGTTGGATGGAGGAAGTCGTTCGGATCAATGTACCGTTTCATACCGTCAATATAGGTCCCCTTCAATTTCATCATATTTTTGAACTTGCGGATATTGGATCCAAATTCATTTATTGCCGGGTCCTCATTTCCATCCATCCATTCGAACAGCCCGTCGTTAACTTGGGCGCTGCCCTTATCAGTATGGGACAGCGGGAGGATACCGGCAATGTCAAATAACATGACCTTCAATTCTGCATTGGATGTCAAGTTGACCGGCTTACCAATCCGACGTAGGTACTCTTCGGCATATTCATGCTCCGTCAATACCTTTTGGGCCTTCGCCATATCTTTGTCAACATCTTCGGCAAAGTTGTCAAAGTAGGCTCGGTCAATTTTTACACCATTAGTCTCGAGGTACGATAATGCAGTGGAACCTCGGAGGAAGAAATCGTTTGCATATACGAGATCCATTAGATGACCCCGTTTTCAATTATATATCGCTGTTCCTTCATTATCCGCAATGCGAAGATTGAATCCAAACATGAATACTTTACCAACTCCTCATGACCGGATGCTTCAACATCCTGACGGTCGACAAGCTGCTTGTACTCCTCACCAAAATAAAGGTAGGTTTGATAGGCAAGCGACTTCTTCCATCTCCGTCCATCAATAATATGAGCGGAAAGCATGGTGTCCCAATACCAGTTATTTGGGCGATGCCCGAAGAAACGTTTGGACCATATCGTTTCGAACTTGGAATTGTGGGCCACTTTAGGTACATCGGATGTAAGGAACCCGCTGAAGGCTGACCAAACCGCTTCCGAGTAAGGTTCGAGTGGTATGAAGATACCGAGATTCTCATTGCCCTCTGAACACAGACTGACACAGATTGGATATGTATTTTTATCGAAGGGTGAAAGGCTTGTCGTCTCGAAGTCGAAGGCTATGGGTTTCTTACTGCACGAAATACGGTTGAGGTATTCAACAGCATCGTCATCTTCATATTCTCGGAACTTTGCTGAATCAATAATGGATGTAGGAATTGAAAGGGATTGGTAGTCAAGTGCCTTGTCCAATGCCCGTTTGAAGGTATCCTCCATATCAGGATTCCGAAAAAGGTATGCCGGGTGGTAATTAACAGCCACCCAGCAACCGTACTTGTGGGAGGGGAAGACATCTCCAACCATTGTCTTCATGTCACCGTGCAGGCCGTTTATCTTATGCTCCGTTTCGAGAATACGCCTTACCGCCTTATCACCAAAACAGAGTATCAGTAACGGTTTGAATCCTTTGATCTGCTGTTCCAGTCGATCATAGCAGAAAGGAACCTTACTGGAGTCGAACTTATTATTGGGAAGACGGCACTGTATAACATTGGTCCTAATGCAGTCCCGATCCATATCGACGTCAAACTCAGCAAAGGTTTCCTTGAGATAGACTCCGCTGTCCCCACTGAAATTGATACCAGTCTCATCTTCTGTCTTCCCCGGAGCTTCACCGATAATCATAATACCAGCAGCACCGTCGCCATAAGGGTCCAACTTCGGACTGGAACATCGACGGTGGGCTCCGCAGAGAATACACTGATCCTTTACGAATCCAGTATTGCGGTGCTGGGACTTACCGGTTATCTCATGTGGGTTGAAGAAAAACATGCGATTTCCACTCTAAAATGTTCTACCCTGTGTACTACCCTGCCTCGACCGAAGTTATTTCTGAAAGGGCAGTGTACGCTGCCAGCCGATCCACTGCTGAGCATTTTATAGAGTCTTGCGGATGCAAATTACAGCTTGAAACTTCTCACCGTCCTCACCGTAGAAAATATCAATGGACCCAACCTGCACGAAAGCGAACTTTTCGCAGTGCTTCAGAATGACACTGAGCCGATATGGATTGACAAGGTACGAGGCTTTTGGTAGCTGGTTGCCAAAATCAAATACCTCAGTAATTTGGGCAGTCTCACCTTTGTACCTGATAGTGATCGAATCACCAAACTCGATTATACAATCACCATATGTCTGTGAGGCATCACTGAAGTCTCCTACCTTGACAAGACCGACAATCAATTCGTCTTTAGGTATGTCGACATACATCTCCGGTTTCGGGAAATGATTTTCGATATTCGGAAACTTCGCTTTGATAAGGGATCCAAAGAACAAATCATTGTCCTTGAAGAATGCCACCTGATCATCAAGTACGGCCATCGTATCGCATGCCGGAACTGCTTTTATCAGCTCTACAGGGTAGAGGGCTACCGGGAAATCAGTAAAGTCGTCCAGCTTGTAACGAGCGATACGAACGCAATCCGTACTGGACAGGTACTTGCCATCAAAATTTACTGCTGTGAATTCGAGTCGGGAGGTCTTCTTCGCTGTGAACTCGGAGCATAATTTGAGTCCGGCAAAGAAGTCTTCCGTAACAGGTTTGAAGTCCATCCTGTCGACAAATTCAGTCAGGTCAGGATAGTCATCAACCGGACTGCATGGCAGGGTCGCCCTGCTCTTTCCCGATTTCAGCTTGACAGTCGTTCCGTCAACCGTTACCTGGACAGTTTCTCCTGGCGCCTTGTCAATAAAAACGAACAGCTTGTCAAACGGGATGAGTCCTTCAAACCCGGCAGCATCGAAATCAATCCCACATCCGATGTGATTGTCAAATCCGAACAGACAGTCATTTCGAAAACAGACATTGTTCAGGATAGGCATCACACCACCCTTATGGACGAATGGCTTTGCAAGCCGGAGGGCTCTTTTGATATCCTTTGTTTGCCAGTCCATCATCGCACCTTGTAAGTTGTTTTGATATCCGTATCGATGAGGCCCATGTACTCAAGAAACTTGGCATACTTCTGGATGTCACGTCGATTGGCTTCCGGAGACTTCGGGTGGGACTGGTTGAGCCTGGTGACCATCTCGTTCTCCGAACCACCTTCCCGCAGTAGCTCGGCAACGATCTGCATTTTAGATTTACCCCGGTCGTTCGGCGTTTCGATTTGAAGATCGAAATCCTTTTTCTCTTCGGGAGGATCGGGATCCGGATCAGGTTTGGGCTCCGGTACAGGCACAACTTTCTTCGAGGGGGCTGGTGGAGCTTTCTTCGGAACGATCTTCTTCGGAACAGTCGGTTTCTTCTTCGGAGTGGCTCCGGGCTCCGGTTCGGGAGAAGTTTGACCGGTAAGTTCTTGGCAAAGGAAATCTCGGAAGATAGGACATTGGAACTGATCGCCATCTTAACCTTGATTTTGTGCTCCCTCGCCAAAGCCTTCAGCTGGTTCTTGTTCATCTTCCGAATGGCTGCAGCGGTAAGCACTGGCTCCTCAGGTTCCGGTTCCGAATGAGAATCTTCCTGGTTGACAATATCAATCAACTCGATCATTTCGGGCGGAATACTGATTTCTTCTCCGTCTGTGGTCTCAACGACCAGGGTGCCATCTGATTCGACCTGGATGACAACAGCTTCATAATCGGTGTCTTCCTCCTGGAAGGTAACGGTCTTCCCCAAATACATCTCTTCGATTTCCTGAGGCATGGGCTATTCCTTTCCGAGAAACTTTTTTACCGCGTTAATGGTTTCGGGCTTGACAGTAAGATGCCCGCTGACTTGCTGGTAAAACATACTTACGTCCAGCCCGTACTGTTTGGCGAAATCCTTTAGCTTCATTTCCTTTTGGGTTAACCTCACCCGAAGCTCCTGTAAAAGGCCAAACTCCTCTTCCGTGGTTTTGATAGGCATACGACCTCCTTGCGGTTTGTCTATGGAATTACTTTCCGTTAAGATACGGATATTATCTATCAATGTCAATTAAAAAAAATAAATATATTTTATCCTTATCAATTTTTCCGTATATTACTTTCGGGTAAGCGGAGTATTATGTTTTAACGGTAGATTGGTTATTCTTGTTTCAACGGTAGATTGGTATACGGTTAGTTAGGCCGTATCGGTAAATAGATAAATAGTTAGTTTTTCTTCTAACGGTAAATAGGTAGTTAAGGCTTAACGGTAATATAACCCATATACGGGTAACGGTAGGATTAATAATATATTTTATATATATTATATCCCCTTCCCAAAGGATAATAGACAATGACCGAAGATCGTATTTCCGAACACCTACAGGATAGTCTGGTGTATTTGGCGATCACAGATGATGTCTTTTCTAAGGCGGTGGTGGGACAGGTACCACCGGAGTTTTTCCAGTCCGATGTAACACAACAGGTATATCGTATTGCCCTGGAATATATTAGACAATTTAGCAGGCCTCCCGGAGATCACTTCCAAGATGAACTGGTTAGATTTATAGCCGATAAGGATATTGAGGAGAAGGAATTGTATGTCCGGTATATTGACCACCTCCAGAAGATGCGATCACCGAACAGAGATTATGTTCTGGACCGGTTGAATACGTTCATCAGATCGAGGGAGCTTATCCGCACCACCTATGACTTTGCGGAGATGTTAGAACGAGGCCAAATAGATGCCGCCTGTCAGAAAATGTACCAAGCTTTGAAGTCAGGAATCCACACCCAAAATGTAGGCCTTGATTTTTTGAACGATACATCGGACCTAAAATTAAGGGGTGATTCTCCAGAACGTCTTTTCAAGTTACGGATCAAGCCTATAGATAAAGGTGTCAGAATCAAGCGGTGCGATCTTATAGTGATAGCTGCACCATATAAAGGAGGTAAATCTTGGTTCGGTCAGTATATGGCACGTTGTGCTTTAAGTGCTGGATTGAATGTTGTGCATGTCTCCCATGAGATGTCACTTGAGGAAACAGCCAACAGATATGATATGATGTTTGGAGGGATGACGGATCGGGAGACGGAGTCAGAGGTTGAGGTCCGTTTCCTCCGGGATAAGAAGATTGTTACTGAGACAAGGATCCGTCCCAGCATATACAGCTCACCGGATCTTGTACGAAAAACAAGGGCAAAGGTCCGAAAGTTCGGAGGTAGACTTATCTGTCAGAAATATCCACAAGGGACTTGTTCACCAGTAAAGCTCGACGGGTTTCTTGATTATGTGGAGAACTTTATGGGCATCTCCGCTGACGTCGTCATAAACGACTATGCGGATGTAATGGCTCCGATAGACAAGACTAAGCAGACCAGGGATGCCCTCAATGAAACGTATATGTACCTCAAACGTATTGCCGACGACAGGCACCTGGCTATGGTCACAATGTCACAGGTGAACGATGAAGGTCTCCGTACACTGATACACAGAGGGCGTCTGGAGGGAAGGCACCTTGCTGAGGACAAGCGTAAATTTGCCACCATTGACAAAGGCCTATTTGTCGGTACCACCCCGAAGCTCGAAGTAAACCATGAGGCCGTAGTCGGTGTCTTTGCGAACAGGTCCGGGAATCAAGGTCAACGCTGCATAATTGGCCAGAATTACGAACTCGGCCAGTTCTATGTTTATGACTTCCCGTTCAATATCGACCTAATCAGGTAGGGCGCGCCAGGGTGCGGATCAAACGCAAATCCATCCAATAATCTACCTACTTTTATAAGATAATCGAAAAAACTTTTTATTTTCTTACCACCCCCTGTAGACGCCCGTCTTTACTGGGTTTACACCGGATGGTTTTTACAGCCATTTGGCAAAGTACTTGCTATTATCACTGGAAGGCCTTATATTATAGTTACGATAAAACACAAACAACGAACCCAGGAGGTCGGACCCCGAAACCCCAATACCGTTTACAAGCGCTCAAGGGGCCGGGAACCAGAAAAGAAAGCCAAATAAAGTTCAGCAGACGCCCAGACTGCCTTAAATGTGCTCCTACAGTAAGGGGAAGGCGAACTGAACGAACAGACTGAGTCAGCCGGAGAGCACAATGCTCCAAAAGAACTTGCCAGGGCTTAGAGGTACAGCGAGGGAAGCGGCGGAAACAGACAGTGGTGGAGGCATTAAGAAGCCGACCGCCCAGGGCACCGTAACAGACCACTCAGTCTAAACAATAAGGTC